ACACGACTGAAGTCGTGTGAGGTTCACAAAGCATTAACTAGATTAAATAATAAAAAAAGTTTGATTTATAATTGGTTTAATGATTGTATAATTAATAACAATATAAAAACACTAACTACAAGTTGTGGTAGTTGGTCTAGCAAAAATGGACATGTAGTATTAAATGGTGTGCAAATACAAAATAATGAGACAAAAATTAAATCAGACCAATATTATGTAAGAATAAGAAAATTAACTCCTTTAGAATGTTGGAGATTTATGAGTTTTGATGATAGTGATTTTTACATAGCAAAAGAAAGACTAAACAATACATATTATAAAGGTAAAGATAGATCAAATTCACAATTATATAAGCAAGCAGGTAATAGTATAGTAGTAAATGTATTAGTAGAAATATTTAAAAAATTATTTTAAATATTTCTATATATAAAAAATATTAGATATTATTATAATTAAAGAAGATTAAAATAATAAAACAATATTACAAAGGAGGTGATTAACAATTAGTAAAAATCAATTTGAAACAGATTTTAAAAACTCACAAACAAAAAATATCTTTATTCACAGACAAAGAGATGTGTACATACCCCCACAATGTAGAACATGTAAAACTAAAATAGTTGTACCTAAAAACCCATTTGATTTTTTATTATTTGGCGATTCTGTTTTAATGTTACTTGAACTCAAGTCTACAAAACAAAAAAGTTTTAGTTTTAGTGAAAAAATTATAAAAAAACATCAAATTAAAGCATTGGAAAAATATCAATATTATCCATATGTTGTTCCAGGTTTTGTATTTAATTTTCAAAGTGTAAATAATGAAACATATTTTTTATATATTAAGGATTTTATTGAATTTAAAAATAATACCACAAGAAAAAGTGTGCCTTATAATTACATAAAAGAGAGTGGTTTGTTAATTAGTTGCAAAAAATTAAAAGTGAATTATAGATATAATTTAGAAAAGTTTATTGATGATGTGATAATTAAATACATATGAGGATGTGATTGTATAAAAACCAAAGTTATGTTTTCAAGCAAATCTGATTCAAATTGCTATATTTGCAAATGTATTAAATAATGATGCCATAGAATTGATTAATAAATATGGAAAATTAGTAATGTTAAATACATAAATTTGCAAAGAAATAATACTAAAGTATAATATTTATAGGAGTTGATTAATTGATTGAAATAAATAAAATTCATTATAGAACAAAACAATTTAAGGAAGTAACAATATTTTAAATGACACACGATCAGAAAAAATATAATAATTATACCGTGATTAATCCTATCTATGCAGACAGTGAAAAAGAATTAAAAAATAAAATAGATGAATTTTTAAAACTATTAATTAAGATTGTAAATAAACCACTTGAACAATGTCTAAATTGTAATGGGACTGGATATATTGATAAAATTAAATTAATAAAACAAGATGAATTGATTAAGTAATAGTTTTAACTATAGTCTGCTATTCAGTAGACTATACAATAAAGGTGTACTTGTTTACGCCTCAAAGCGAGATAGTGAGTTTATTTTAAGTCTAAACTAATACACTCGTAAGGTAATATGTGCGAAGGTAAGGTTAACACGATTCTACTGTTAGGTTCGCACATATTGAAAATGCTAGCACAAATACCGCTAGTACGGTTTATACTACAACGATTCGTGATAATAAAATAAGGTTCGCAGTAATGTATATATTAACCCTTATAAAATAAGGAGTTGTAGGTGTTACAGTCGCAACTCGTACGCAGGTATAAACTGCAAGAGGTTTAGAAAAAGACGTTGAAATAATAAAGAATAGTCGCAACTCGTACGCAAGTATAAACTGCAAGTAACATGATTATATAGAGGATACTTTAACTATTGTCCAACTCGTACGTAAGTATGAAACATAAATAAGGAGTATTATATGAAAGTAACCAAAGTAGTCAAAATACAAATTGTAAAACCTATAAATTGTGATTGGGATTTATTTGGTAAAATATTAAATGAAATACAATATGAAACTAGGCAAGTTTTAAATAAATCAACCACATTTGCTTGGGAATGGGAAGGATTTAGTAGTGATTATAAATTAAAATACGGAGAATATCCTAAACAAAAAGACGTATTAAACTACACTAATGTTATGGGGTATGCTTATGATAAGTTAAAAAATATACATACAAAATTAAATACAGGAAATTTATCACAAACGATTAAACGTGCAACAGATAAGTTTAAAAATGATAAATTAGATATATTAAAAGGAAATAAATCACCTAGTATTTATACAAAAAATCAGCCAATAGATATAAAAAGTAAAATGATTCAATTAACTAAAGAAGATGATAAATACTACGCTAACCTTAGTCTAATATCTACAAAATATAGAAAAGAATTAAATATGAAATCAGGTCAGTTTAAAGTTTTATTAGGTATAAACGATAACTCAACTAAAACAATAGTAAATAAAATATTAACAGAAGAATACAAATTATGTTCGTCACAAATTATCAAAATTAAAAAAGGAAAAACAAAATGGATGTTATATTTAACTTTTAAATTTGACCAAAAAGATAAACAATTAGATAAAAACAGAATATTGGGTGTTGATCTAGGTGTTGTTAATGTTGCTACATTACAAATTTATGATCAAGAAAAACAAAAATATGATTGGCTAAAATACAATCAATGTATTATTGACGGAATGGAATTAATTAAATATAGACAACGAACAGAGGCTAAACGAATATCACTACAAAAACAAGCTAAACATTGTGGGGAAGGAAGGGTTGGACATGGTTATAATACGAGAATGAAACCATTGAATAATATAAGAAATAAAATTCATAACTTTCGAAGTACATATAATCATAAAATAAGTAGATACATAGTTAATTTTGCAATTAGTAATAATTGTGGTGTTATACAAATGGAAAATTTGTCTGGATTTAGTATAAAGCAAAAAAATAGTATGTTAAAAAATTGGAGTTATTATGACTTACAATCAAAAATACAAAACAAAGCCAGTGAACATGGGATAATAGTAAATTATATTGAACCAAAATACACAAGTAAAAGATGTTATAAATGTGGGTGTATTGATGATAAAAATAGAGATATAAAAAAGGATCAATCTAAATTTAAATGTATGTCATGTGGACATACAGATAATGCAGACATAAATGCTGCAAGAAACATTGCTATACCTGAAATTGAAAAGATAATAAATAACACATTAAAAAATAAATCAGCATCATAAATAGGCGAAATCATGATTTTTAAACTCCTTAATTTTTAATAGGTTTAACATTTCTAAATGTTAGAATCGGTCATATTTGACGTTCAAATCTTGATCTAAGGTGTTTATGCCTGAATCAAATATATGCCAATAATTACATCAAATAATGAAATGAATAACTGAATAGATTATATCGAGGTGATGATATGAAGAATAAACAAACTCCTGTTATAACAATCAAATCTAATAATGGTGTTACTAATATATATCCACCAAAAAAACAATTACAAAAAGATAATTATTATTTGACATTATCTAAGTTATTATTATGTCGTAGCCAGCTTTCATAGCTGGTTTCTTTTTATATAAAAATTTGGTCTTATGAGTATTACGCTGATGAATAGAATGTATACTCATAAGACCAAAAAAACACCTACATATTTTGAAATAAATCAAATTTAGGATAAACATTTAAATCAAATTTGCCCTTAGATGTTTTTTCAAGTACAATTTCATCTATGACGCTGTGCAATAATTTATTCCTTTCTGTTTTATTAAGGACTTTATATAATTTCAAAACAGAATTAATGTCTTTTTTCCATTTGTTAATTGATTCTTGACGACTATTTTCATTTTTATTTGAAATATAAATTTTATCTAAATTATTCATTTCCTTTTCTATCTCTTTTTTTCTTTTCACAAACATATCATCGTCATATATTCCTTGCTCATATTTATCGCAAATAAAATCTAATCTTTTTTTTAATTCATCTCGTTTTTTACTAATTACCTTAGAAACATCTATATTATTTTCTTCTTCTCTAACTTTGTTATAATATTTATTATAAAATTCTTTTGATTTTTCAATATCAACATCCTGTAAATACTTTAAGATTTCTATAACTCTATTTTCAACATCTCTATATTTAACAAATGTGCAACCAATAGTAACACACCATAAAAACTCTTTTTTATAAATACTTGTTTCCCCATTTTTCTTTTTATAATGTTGGACACTATATTGTCTAACCATTCTTTTACCACACTTAACACATCTAATTAAACCTGCCAATTCACAAGGTGAAAAATCCAATGGTGTATTATTAGAAACACGTCTAGATAATTTTTTCTGTGCTAAATCCCATGTTTCTTTATCAATAATTGGTTCATGTGCATTCTTAACAATTATATGATCCTCTTTCGGCCTGTCTATATATTTATTTCCCATACGCTTTGTCATTCTAAATTTGATTGTTCCAATATAAACTTCGTTAGAAACAATTCTTTTAACGGTCAATGGATTCCAATTCTTTTTACCAGTAGCCGTTAAAATCCCCAGCCTTGACAAGTGGGTGGATATTGCCCTAAAGGATATGTCTTTTTTTATTCCATCTTCCATTTCTAATCCATATACATATAAAGTAAAAATATATCTAATAATATCTGCTATTTCTTCATCTGGTTCTAATCGTGTAGTTTTTTCATTTAATTTATACCCGTAAGGGACACGACCGGCTACCCATTTCCCTTCCAAGGATAAGTTATATCTCGCACTAATTAATCTTTCTTTAATCATTTCAAATTCTTCTCTAGCAAAAAACAATTCAAATCTAATTTGTCTTAAATCAGCAGGATTTTTGGGATCATATATTTTATAAGGTGTAACTATAAAAATTCTTTTTTCAATAATTAGATCATAAATTTTTCCAATATCAGTATAACTGCCCCTACCTAATCTCGGAATTTCTTTCACAGCGATTGCGTTATATTTCTCATCTTCAACATCAATTAATACTCGTTGAAAAACAGGTCTTGTTTCTATTTTATCTCCCGATCCAATCTCATCGGCCTGGTCATATGGTATTTTTAAATCATCCAATATTTTAGTCATAATTTTTCTTTGCGTAGACAACGTATCTTCACCTGTTCTCTTTTCTCTTTCAATGTCCTGCCTGGATTTTCTTAGATAGTTAATAATTTTATAAATTTCGCTTTTGATATTGTAATTCAAAACAAAAACCCCTTTGGTGTGTAATATGTACTAGTATACTACATACCAAAAACAAACTCAACTTATCCTTCCCTGCCGGTGGGGAGTGGTGGGGAAGGGTAGGTTTATACTAAAGTATTATTGATCTAAAAAATCATCTCCATTTAATTCTTCGTAAACCTTCATTGCAGCAAAGGCAACAACTACAGAATTAAGTATATTTAAAAATGCTACAACAGGAGTAATTCCAATAGTAAAATAAGTAGTAATAAACATAACTATTAATGAAATTGCAACTGATAAATATTTAGTGGGGAATTTATAAACATTATCTACTACATTTTTCAACAATTGAACAAGCATAACTACAGCAGATGTAATACCAGGCAACGTAGCTAAAACATCTAAAGTAAAAAACTCATTAGGCATTATTTTTCCTCCTTAATCACATTATAAAATCTTCTAAAGAAAGCCGCTAATCTTGCATTTGTAATATTTTCATCTGGTCTAAATTCAACATCAGAATATCCTGCCATAATACCTTTATTTTTAACCCACTCAATATCTGCTTCATAATAACTTCCTGAATAATCTGTTTTTTTCTTCAAATTCAAACTGCTTACAACTCCTTTCACTACAGAGTCAGCTAGCCCGTCTAAAAATTTATCATCTTTCAAAAATTTAATATCATTGATACTATCAATAAATAAATTCTCTAATAAAACAGAGGGAGTATTGCTATATTTTAATATTATAAAATCTTTTCTTTTCATACTCCTATCTTTAAGCCCATATGTAGCTAAATAATTAACTATATTATTATGTATAATATTTTGATATTTTATAGAATTTTGAAGTGGGGAATTAGAAATATAAGATTCAAATCCAGTACCACCACCAGCATTAACATGAATAGATAATAATAAATCAGGTTTTAACTTATTTGCAAAATTAACCCTATTATTTAAATTTACAGATCGAGGAATTATTTTTATATCTACATTGTATTTACTTAATTTACCTACACATAAATTGCCTATTTTTTCAGTTAAATTAGATTCACGCAAACCATTTCCTACCGCCCCTGGATCATATCTTTCTCCTGGTAATCCACCATGTCCATAATCAAAACAAATAATAGTCAAAATCTTGCCTCCTTATTTCAAAATAGCAATAATAGCAGTGCCTAACGCTGTTAAGCCTATTATTGTCTGGACTACAATTCTAGTATTGCTATTATATTTTGAAATTTTTTTTTGTGTGTTATTAGTGTCTTTACTTATTAATAATTGATTAATTGAATTTAAAACAGAATTATTAGTATTTATTAAAGTATTTTCTAAACCTTTAACACTTTGCTTTAATTCTTCTTGTCCTTGTTTTACAAAATTCAATGTTTCTGTTTGTTTTGCAAATCCTATTTCCAAATTTCTTAACCTAGTATCGTAATCTTTTAAATCATCTTCTATTTCATCAAATCTTTGTTGAACATCAGGCTCAATTGGGGTCATTTCAACCACTCCTAACACTTGATAATTCACCTCTTTTTAGGATATAATATAAAAACAACAACAATTTGGTCTTGTTGTTGTTTTTGCAAGGTAAAGAGAGGTGCTCTTTACCTTGCGTTTTATTCAAATCTAAAATTTAGTTACTATATACTCCTTATTGCCTAACCACATTTCTGTTTTTCTATTAGGATAATACAATTCTACTTTTTGTTCTTTTTTGTTCCATTCGATATTAGTTGCTCCTGTAACATTAGCTAAACCTCTTAATTCCAACATAGTTCGTCCATTAGTCACCATAGGTGCAACATCAAATGCTTTAGTTATTTTAATGCCTGACGTAGTTATATGATAATCTTTTTTGTTTATCCATATTTCTATCTTTTTATTTGGATAAAATAAAACTGCTTTTTGTTCATTTTGATTCCATTCAATATTAATAACACCTGTAATATTAGCTAGGTTTCTTAATTCTAACATGGTGCGACCATTTTTAATCAATGGAGCAACATCAAATACTTTTTTAATATTATTATCTTTTGGTTGTGGTTTAGGCGGTTCTGGTTTTGGATTAGGAGGATTGACTACAATGTCAACAGAAGTCCAATTTTCCATAACATAAGGCATACCAACATCTAGTTTATCTATAAAAAACTGACAAGGAACCCAACAATAACCTTTGTCTCCCCAAGAATTTCCCCAACTGTTTCTTACTCTAAAAAATCCTTTATAAGTTTTATTTCCCATATAAGCAGTTTTATATGTATAGGTTAAATTATCATCCCAGCCTGTAATCGCAAGTGCATGGCCACCAAGCAGATATCCATTAGGCATAGGTAAAAAACCACCAATTTCAGGATTATTCATATTGCTAAACCAAACAAATGCGGTTAAAACAGGCCCATCATTCATTATTGCTGATTTTATTTCTTCTATTGTAAAAACTCTAGCATAAGATTTTATTTTATATTTATTAGCTTTTTTTTCTATTTCTTCGGTAGGTTTTATGGGGTTAACATCGTCTTTAAGTAATGAATATGGAAACTCTTCTTCTAAACAAATTCCACAATCTAGTAAAACATTCATAGCTACCCTTGGATGTGTCCCTGGGGCCTTTAATCCATCTGATTCTTTGCATTTTGAATAGACAAAAAGTGGCGAAGTACGAATATTTTTGCCACTTTCTACTGTTTCATGATAATCTTTAACCCCACT